TGGACATTATCTGCTTCACCAGTTGTGTAATCTCGTTTCATGTTATTAGTATAGCGTAATAGTTAACAATAGTCAACACTTAATATTACCAAATTAATCTGGTTTTGGGAAAGATTCACTAAACGGCCAACTTGTGCTTGGATTAGGCCTTGATTTAAGTTTAATGTTTTCTTCGATTATTCTACCATCATCTTCACAAAGATCAATTTGGTATGGTGCAATGATATGTACTGCGGTATCTTCTTCCTGCCAATCGTGTTCGCCGTCAAACAACCAACCTGCCCCGCCCTCATAGTAAAGTTCTTTGAGTTCTTGTTGTTCCATTTCACCAATGTCGTCACTGAATTCCCATTCAACGCTACAGCTATCATCAAACTCGCAACCCCAGCCACAATCAGTTCGAGCATAGGCAACATCATCGCCTTCCCAGGGAAGATTACAGTCTAGGTCACCTTCTACAAAGCCTTGACCCCAGCGGTAAGTTTCGTCAATATTAAACCAGCTGATGCTGCCATCGGGATTCTCACGATACATTTCTACATGGTAGACAATGCTTTTCTTTTCCAGAGGCTTGATCACGTATACAGTCATTTCATTTCACCTTTGTTTTACGTTTAGGTTTAGATTCTGTTGTAGCCGGAATCTTGCTTTCTGCTGTTAGAATAGCAAGTCTAACATCCCGTAATAACGCCTCGTCATCCCATTCTAACTTTTCAGGATAACCATTATTGTATGTAATTGTTAAATGACTACCTTTAACTATTTTAGTTTCTGGTAAGATTATTTTAGCACTACCAGTTGTACCAGGCATGTCTAATATAATGCTATCTGATTTCTTTTTACGTGTTGCCATGTTATTCTCCTAGACCTTCTTCAAGAGCTCTTAATTCGTCATCGTCTGGGTTTTCTAAATCAACTTCATCTGAACTTGTTACTTCATCAAACGAGAACAAGTTTCTAAATTCATTTTGTTTAGGACCACCTTGTAGTCGAGCACCTTCTAAGCTACGCAAGAACGGACCAGCTTGATCTATCATAGCAAATGCTTCATCTTTAGTTTTAGTATTAAACAAGTCTTCAATAAAACTGCTAAAGTATAGGATGTTGCGTGGAACCCAATCACTGTATTCATCGCTCATATCTTGCGACTTAACTTTCTTCCAATGCTTCCAAGTTAATTTAGATTTAGTTTTAGCTACCTCGATGTCCATTAACTGTTGAGCACGTTGTACAGCAACAATGTGACAGTAAACGTTATGACCCATCATTAGAGCATAGGCAAAGCTGTCCCACGACGTCTTACCTTCCTTGCCAATCTTATTCAACATGCCCGGAGCATAATGACAAATATCTGCAAGTGTTAATCTACGGCCGATTTCGCTTTCGAAGGGAAACGGAATGTCCGATCCTGCGAGTGCTTTGTTATCTGGTGCTTTGTCCATAATAACACTCCACCGCTTGGGCGTGTGGACTGCGTTGGTGTAGACAAGTCCGTGTGCTGTTGCAATGAACGGCGAGGCGCAGTCAAAAGATATGGTAAGTTCTTCATTGATATGTTTCCTGATTTGTCGTTGAATTAATGTTAGATAGCATGACCAATCTAACTGTGCTGTGCCCAAGAAGTGGATCCAGTTTTTGCCTTTGAGCAAACCATCTTCTCTCAATGTCATTAGACGCTTGAGAGTAATATCCATCTTGCACATGTTAGCACCACCAAAGGCCCAACCTTCTGCTTCACGACCTGCATATTTGCCTTTAGGATCGCTGAATTCTTTTACACCTTGATACCATTGTTCGGCAGTATCCCAATCACTGCCCTGTAGAACGTTGAGCCATTTAGTTTGACCTAAACGATTCATTAGGAAGTAATCGTTATTATAACGAGTCTTATCTAGACAGTCTTCGAATGTTTTCAATCCTGTCTTTGGGCTATGGATGTGATCGCAAGCCCATGTAGGAACGTCTAACATCATTGACCAGTCAGCAGTCACTTCCAACCACTCAAGAATCTTTTGACGAGTTTTAGTAGCTTCCTTGCCTTCAAAGTCTAACCAATCAAACTTAAGAACACCCTTACCAATCTGGTATCCACCCGAGTCACCTAAGATCATTGTATTATTACGATCTCGTTGTTGAATCATAGACTCTTGTACAAGACTCTTTTGTAGATCTAATTGTGCATGACCTGCTGAATACAAACCGTACTTGTAAGTAAAGTATCCTTCTTCTGGATTTAAGAAGTTCATACCTTCAATTCCGCGATCAAATCCTTTAGGGATTCGTTCATCTGAAATAAACTTTTCTAATCTTTGTTTAGCAACATAAGTGCTATAGAAAGAGCTAATAGCTGGCAAGTAGACAGCATAGTCTTTCTGTAATGGAGTTAGGTTAACTTGTTGTTTGGTCATCTTTACTCAATATAATTGTTGTTTTTAATTGTTTTTCAGCTTGTTTAAATTTGTCTAACGCAATTTTTACGGCAGGATTTTCTTTAGACAATGCCTCTAGGGCAATCTCTTCGTTCATTTTATTTTGCGCCCATTTAATTGCAGAAATTGCACTATCAGATAATGTTATATCTGCATAGCTAGTACTTAAACTTTGCCAACAATTGCCATCCCATACTTGCAAAACATTACTATGGTACCGAACTTGACCGCTTCCGTATACTTCGGGTATACGGATAGATCCCTGATTTGCACCAGTAAGTACGATATAATCACTAAGTGACTGTAAAGTGTTAAGCATTATGTCTGTGCGGGAATAATATATTTGTATACAGCTAAACCGCTGTCTAATGTAATTTGCAATGCACCTTCATTAGACAAACTCATAGTTGTATTGTTAACATCGGCAATTTTTAAGATGCTCAATATAGGAGCAACTGGCCATGTCCATGCTTTATTCAATGTTCCCGTAACGCCTGTGGCAAAGATAAACTCACCACCATGTGAACTCATGTCACCAAATGTGAACTTCAACTTGTCTCCGTCTGTTTTAGCCAAGAACGTAGCATGTTCGCTGTTTGCGGCTGCTTGGAAACTAAAACGCTGTACGCTACTCTGCGTAGGATTAACTTCAACATCCCACTTAACGCCACGGAACTTGGTTGTCTTAAGTTTCTCGTTGATAATTTCAGTGTTCATAAAACGGTAATCGTTTTTAAAGTCACCTGCCTTGTTTTCAAAATGTAAACCAATTGGAATAGTTTCTCCATTTCTGTCAGCAGTCATCAAATCAATTGTTGCATCTTCTTTGTATTCAGGACACTCGAGGTTATACTTCAATTTGTTTAGTTGCGGCATGCCAAATACACCGATCATCTCTGGTTGTGGATTTGCTGTCTCGCCAAACATAACTACAGTTCTATCATCTGCCATAGAGTCAATTTTTGTAGTTTCGTCGGTGCCTGTAATCTTAACGATGTTTAGGAAACCTAGGTTGTGAGTATGACTCACGATGTCTTGTAGAATGTCTTTCATGTAATAGTCCTTTTGTATAGTTTATTTAGATTTAGGGAAAAAGTCAAGTAATATTTTAGTCAAAGCTGAATAATTTGCCAAATGTATTATCTTGTGTTGTAGAGTCTAGATCCCACTCTAGAACCCCAATGAGGTTATCAAGTTTGTTATTGATAATAGTTGCTTCCATTTCACTGTGATCAAATGGTAGTTCTTGGAACCATTTAGGTAAGCGTAGTTCATCGACTGGATAAGCAACGCTGGTAAAGCCAAGTGGATTCTCTTTGACCTTACAAACAATAACTTTCATACCGTCAACAATCTGTTGGCTGTATTTGTCACCGTTCATTCGGCGTAATGTATTCCAGTTAATAGCGGCACGAACGTGTCCGGGCATGTTTGCCCTGCCGGCCTTTTCTTCTTTCTTTTGATACTCAGCAATGTTGTTGGCACGTTTAGGACTGCCTTTCTCCCAACCTGGGCGAGCCTTAAACTCAGTTCTAAACTCTGTAATCATATTTAGAATCTCTTCTTCTTGAGCATTATTTAGAACTTTAGTCAGTACCTCTTCCAAAAACTTCTGCATAAATTCTGGAGTATCACTGCGTTTCAAATCCAAGCCCATGGCCTTGATCTTACCTGGCTTGCCGTTTACGTCTTGCCTCTTACCATCTTTGTCGTAGTACAATACAGCATAACGTTTCTTGGTAATGAACAGGCCTTTGACAGCAACAATCTCACGACCACCTTTGATAACTTCACCACGGCTCTTAGGGCAGTGAAAAGCATCAAGCATGAAGTCTGGGAATGTTGCGTTTACACTTTCGGCAATCTGATCGTAGAGTTGAATAACTACATCTCTATCCCAAGGAATTTGTTTCTTTTGGATATCAACCTTTAGCGTATTGTACGCTGAGAAATAACAACTGTCAGTGTCACCGTAGATAATAGCTTTACCTACGTGATCTATTTCTCCAGTGATCATCTCGTTGACTTTGCCTGCCATGTGTTTGGCAATTTGCCTGCCTACTAGTGTAGTACTCTGACCAATGCGCTTATCAAAAAACCTACAACCGGCGTTAAGAATGGCACCATACAAACTGTTAAGGTTAATCTTTTTAACGAGTTGTCGCTTATCCCAATATTCTTCTTCAATCTTATTTCCGGCATCAATGGCCGCCACTAATTTCTTTTGCATGTCCTTACGTTCACTATACCAACGTTTTAACAAGCCTGGGATAATACCTTCATTCTCATAGGTAAAGATAGTGCCGTTAGCACTGAGCATCCAGGGTTGATTGCTTTCAAAGATGAGTCTATATACCTCAGCGGCTGACATAACATCGTTGTCTCCGTTCTCCCAGTCAACAGTAATTTCAAATGCTTTATCTTTACGCATAACAGCATCATATTCAAGACTGCCAAAGATACCTTCCCACGCAGACGCAAAGGACTTTTTGTGTACCAGCATCTGTTCCTGAACATACTGATCGGTTCTATCTTGACGTAATTGTCCTATGATAGTTTCCGGACCCATGTTCAATGCACGAATCGCTGATGGATACAAACTGTTAATATCAATTGATCCAATCCAATCGTGTAAGCCTTTTTTAGGATACGCTACATAAGCACCTGCGGCTTGATTATTAGCTTCTTCATCTCTAACAGGACGACTAGGAACAATTAGTCCACGGTGGTGAGCTTCGTTTACAATAGCTTGTTCTGTAACAGCAACCGCACCCATTGTAGTCTGTAGCAACACAGTACATTCATGTGCTAGTGTATTGGCAAGGTCTAGGAATTTTAGTTTCTTATCAAGTTTATCCAGCAATGCACAGTCTTGTCTGTTGTATTCAATAAACTTTTTAAAATCGTTGTTGTATAGTTGATCAAGTGTGCCTTCATAGACAGTCTTTGATTCACCTATCTCCATTTCCCCAATTGCATCCAGTCGATATGTGTGGCGTTCTTCATAGGTGTATTTGCGGTACAACTCGAGACTGTCCAGATGAACGCGACCAACCAGGTCATAAGTAACAGCCGCTTTTCCATATTTTTCATACTCTCGCTTCTTAGGCATTTGGTCCCATAGACATAGTCTACGAGTATCTTCTTTGCTCAATGCCTTGATAATCCTATTTACCGTATAGGGCATATCAAAGCCCTCACTGTTCCAACCACTGAGTATATCAGCATCTTCAATCAATTGTAGGAACATTTCTAACATCTCTGCTTCAGTTTCAAACAGATGTGTATTAGGAAAGTCTTTAACTTGTTCTTCGGCTTCTACCATTGTTAGCGTCTTGGGCGGAACTGCTAGACATACTAGCGTGTCTAACCATTGCAAGTGAACAGCGATTGCAGTAATTGGCATGAACGCATCTTCTGGACTTGCGTAGCCACGCTCTGGATCAAAGTCCACCTCAATATCCCAAAACGCTACATTTAGTTTTGGAGCATCTTTGCCTAGATAGTTTTCTTCTAGGTTGCGGAATATTGGATTGATGTCGCTTTCATAAAGATTGTGACCACTATGGATTTTCTTTTCCTTCATGAACTCTTTATAGCTTTTGGATGTTACCTTGCTTAGGTTATCACCATAGATTGATTTATACTTGCCCCTTTGATCGGGATAGTAAAAAATGTATTTTGCTGGGTATTCTTGATAGATCCTGCCTTTTTTAGGATCTCGTTCGACGACATAGATAATGTCTTTATCGCGATTCCAGATCGCGTCTACATAACTCATATTTTTCTCCTACCGCTTATGGCCGGCAACCATCTTTATGATCATTTATAGCTGATCAAACTGTACTCTTAACTATTTATTAGTCTAATGTAGCCAACAAGATCAATTGTGACCAACAGCAGATAATTTGCAACCATGCCTGTACTTTTACGTGTCCAAGCCGCCCACCCAAAGATAGCGCATTGTACAATGAATATTGGATAGAGATAGAAAAACAATGGATCAGTTACTGCCGTTGCTAATACTAACGAGCAACCTAAACTCATAAACCATGCTGTAATTTCCAGTGTGAAACGAGTAGGCCATTCTTTATAATCGACTTTGGCCCATTTGTATATGTTTACGAATGTATTTGTAATCTGATCCATTATCCTGCATGCCTTGTGATAAAATTTGCTCTAATTTTTTTAGGATTGAAATAATGTTTTACTACTTTCTGTGCCAATGTTAGATTAAATTCTTTGCAACTAAAAATATCAAAATATGCAGTACCATCTAGTTCCATAAAATGTCCACAGATGTTACTAGTTGTAATTAACTGCATTAAACTATATCCTTGTTTAGGATCTCCAGGCAACAGATATTCAATGATAGGTTCGCCATGTGCAACCATATCGATTTGTTGTACTAGATCTTTTACAAAATTATAAATGTTTTCTTTGCTGTCGATAGTCTCGCATCCACTGCAATCTAACATTAAATGGTAACCCCAATGACTCATTAATCTTCCTTACGGAAGCTGTGCCCACTAATGTCGACAATAGTTTCAAGATCATCAAACTCACGGAATACTTGATCCCATGTATCTTTCTGTGCAATCTTAATTGCTTTTTTAATAACACTAGGCTTGACTTCTAGTTCTTCTGCTACTGCTTTAATTGTTTCATTCAATCCTTCTGTGAGGTCTTGAATCTCTTGCATGACAGTCATGCCTTCTGCAACAATTTGTTTAATCTTTGCTTGTTCTGGTGCGCCAAATGCTTTGCCCATGTGTATCTCCTGTTAGTCTTTATTATACACACCTGTATGGTGTATGTCAATGGTTTTGACAAAGATTATTTAGGTTGGCGAGCAGCGTATAAAGCCGCAGTTGCCATTTGGTCTTTCTTCTCGGGAGTTTTATTTTTAAACTGATGATACTGACTCGGATTGGCAGTTTGGAAACGTTCTTTCCAATAGTCCAAAGACATATCAGGTTTTAATTTTGGTTGCGGCCCAATTTTTTTAACTGGTTCTGTAGCAGGAGCCTGTGCTGGTTCGGCAGCAGGGTCTTGAGGTTCCTGCTCACTTACTTTTTTGCAAGTTCCTCAACTTTGGATCTCAATGATTCAAAGTATGGGTCTACACTTTCCATTGCATTGTCAGCCTTTGCCTTGGCTTCTTCCCTAGTTCGACTGTATCCACGTGCCATTGCTTCTTTTTCTTGATTAGGGTAGACAGACGTTTTGAACATTTTACCATCTTTAACAATATACCAATCAGATGGATCTAAGTCGTGTCTCTCGTCATCTCTATGATTGTTACCACGATCCATTCCGCTTACACTGCTATCGTAGTCACGCTGATATGCGTCTCTGCGATCATAACGGCCGTATGCTTCGTTGGCATCCTGTTGTGGATCAATGCCTTGTTCTTTTTGACTTTGTAGATAATCCCAAACGCCTACTAACATCATTTCTGCTTTGGCAATCTTTTCTTGTACCCATTCTGGTAAGTTATCTTTATCATCGATAGTTTTTAACAATCCCATAACTGCTCTTGCTGAAGTAAGCAAGTTGGTATGTGCCATGCCTGCTTCGTCATCGTATTCACCGTTGAAGCCTTCCGCCATACCTTGCCCTAATACTTGTTTCACTAGTAGTTGAGGTGCAAAATCCATATCGCCCGCTAATTCTCTTGCGGCTGCTAATACTGCATCTGGAGTAGGTTTTAATCTTTTTTCTTCTACATCACGACGTAGTTTTGTTATAAGAGATTGTGCGTCATAACTTAAATCACTGACGCCTTCTGATGTGCCTTTTTGTAACCATCCGTAGACACTTACTAGGTCACTAGGAAAGTCTTCGTCATAGTTGAATACAGACATGGCTCTTTTATTACCTAGGTCTTTTACTGCGATAGGCCAAGCCGCATCTAACACTGCGTTTTCGTCTTTAATATTTGGGTTTGCGCTAAACACTTGTTTTGCTAGATCTTCAGCATACGATTCTGCCAACGGTTTCTTATGTTTTACGCTACCTTGCTTTTGCGCTTTCTTCTTATCCTTGTGTTGACCAGCACCACCCATCTTAGCGTTCTTGGCTACAAAGTTACGAGGCTTTGGTGTTTCTTTCTTTTCTTGTGCAAGGATGCTATCTTCACGCCTCTTTCCAGGAGCTGTAGCAACAACACCGGCACTGGTTGCACCACTTGTGGCAGTTTCTAGCACATAGTGAGTGTCTTCGTTATTTTTTATTTTTTTAAATTCGCTGGTCATTTTGTTTTATTCCAATTTGATACAGGGCTTACTGTATTGGTACCAGATAACTCTTTACTATTCATGTCACCGTGGTTAAGATCTTTGTAATTTGCCCCTGCAAGTTTGTAGGCTTGTTTAAGGATATCGGCTTCTACTTTAGTATATGGAGCAGTTACTTTGCTTTTACCAAGCCAACTTAGGTAATCAATGTCTGGATTATTTTTACCATCGCACATTGCGGCAGCAAGTCCAACTCTGTTAAAAGTGTAATCACTGTTGGCTTTTTCTGCATCACTGAATGTGTGTAATCCTCGTGTGGAGTTTTGTTGTCTTTTAGTCAACTTACCTTTTTTTCTCTCAGTAATAAGTTCGAGTATCTTCATAATGTATTATTTACCACGTCCGAACCATAACTTAAACCATTCATCTGTACCTGGTTTAATGCCCTGCTCTCGTTGTATTTGCCCTTTATTACTGCCTACAACAGGTTGTTTTAGTGTAGCATTGTATTCTGCAAGACGAGATTGTCCACCTAATCCGCCCATTATACTAGTTGCCTTTAAAGCATGTATAGGATCATCTGCAGCTAGGAACGCATCATCTCCACTATCCTGTGGAACATCATTTACGGTTATGCGATATTGCTTCATTCATAATAATCTTATTGATTAGAGCGTCCAT